GTTTGGAAGGCGCACACCTTACGCTGCCTGCGTTCCTGAAACTGGGCGGTATGGCAGGTGACTTGTTGCGTTCGGGCGTTACCCGCACACCTATCTACTTGGCCCGCCAGTTAATTCGTGACCCGTTTGCAGCTACAGCTACAGCAGGTCTGGACTACGGACCGCTTACAGCCATTTTCAGAGCCAATAAAGAGTTCTTGAAAATGACTAGGGGACAGAGCGAAACTGGCGCTAAGCTAATTGAAAAAGGTTTGGTGCAGAGCGGTATATTTGACGGTAGCCCAGCGGATATGGAGAAGATGGCGCTTCAGTTGGCTGGGGGCAAGAGCCTGAGCTTGCTAGGAAAGCTGTTTAAAGGTGCTGACAGCTTAGCCATTAAAGCTGACGCGGCTACCCGTGCGCTAATCTACGATAACGCTATCAAAAACGGTCTGTCCGAGGCAGAAGCAAGCTACGCTGTCCGGGAGTCAATGAACTTCTACAAGCGCGGTCTGTCGCCTACCGTGCAGTACGCCAGCCGGATGATTCCGTTCTTCAACGCACAGATTCAAGGCTTGGATGTTTTGTACCGGGCGTTCAAAGGCCAGATGCCGTACAGCGAACAGCTCAAGATCAAAGAGAAACTGTACGCACGCGGCATGATGCTGGCGGTAGGCACGATGGCTTACGCCGCTTTGATGAGCGACGATGAAGCGTACAAACGCGCCAAACCCGAAGAGCGCTATGGCAACTGGTTTGTGTACATCCCAGGCGTGTCGGAACCTGTGCGTGTGCCAATCCCGTTTGAATTGGGCTACCTGTTTAAATCACTGCCAGAGGCGATATGGAACGTGGCCCAGGGCGACGAGAAGGCCAGCAAAGCTGCGGCGGGAATCGGCAAGTTGCTTGCCCAGACCAACCCGTTTGCGCTGCCGCAAGCCGTCAAGCCGCTGACCGAGGCGATACTGGGTAAATCGTTCTACGGCGGCGACATAGAGTCCGTGCGAGAAAAAGGGGTGCTGGCCACCGACCGCTACCGCGACAGCAGTACCGAGATTGCCAAGCTGATTGGAAGTGTTACAGGCGAAGCAGGCGTGAGCGCCATCACCATTGACCACCTGATTCGCGGGTACACCGGGCCGTTGGGGATTGCGCTGATGTCTTTGGCCAACCCGATACTATCCCCCAGTGAGCGTGAAGAAGTGGCGAAGCCCTCCACCAAGCCCAGCAAGCTGCCGTTCATTGGCGGTTTGTTCCAGCCCGTTGAAGGCCGAGGAACCATTGACGAAGCCTACGACCGTATGGAAGAACTCAAGCAGATCAAGGGCACGTTCAACAGCATGGTCGAGAAAGGCCAGCGTGCGGAGGCCAGGGAGTTTGCGCAGCGGTACTCAACTGAGTTGGCGTTGGCCACCACATCCGGGCAAGTGCAGAAGGCGCTGGGCGAGATGGCCAAGCAAGAGCGCATGATTCGTGCATCCCCCAACATGACCACTGAGCAGAAAGACGCACAGTTGGAAAAGCTGGACAAGCTGAAAACAAACTACGCTCGAAAGTTCATCGAGGTAGCCGATAGAACCAAACCCCAATAAGGGTACGACGGATGCCCACCACAGCGCGGGCATCCGTCAGTTTGGCTTTGACTGCTTCCCGCAAACCCTCTTCGCGGGTGTGTTCCACATCGAGGCAGGGGACAAAGAACCCCTGCCCCTTATCAAGCTGCTGCCATGGATAGTGGATCGTCATCTTCCAGATCGGTTATGGGCCTGCTGATCTTCAGCACAGACACGCGCATTTGAGGCCCACGGGTTTTTGCAGTCAAGTCCTTCTTCGGCATGGGAGTGACCGCACACTCCATACCTAGCTTGCGCTTGAAGTCAGCGTAGCCGTAACTCATGCTGGCGCAGCAAGCCTTGAGCATACTCTCCTCGATGTAGTAGTCGATGTACCCCGGCGTGAAGCCGTGCTCGACCCGGCCCATGACGCTTGAGCGTGTGATGGACTCATCCACCTCCTTGCCGTTGCCCAGTTCTGCCAGGATACGACCGCGCTCAATTTGCTTGACGATGATGAATTTGCCGTAGTTGTCGCGGGTATAGGCGTTGAGCACATCCTCGGCTGTGCGGGCGTTGCCCTTGACGTTGCCGCGCATGGTGTCGATTACCTTGTGCAGCCGCTCGATGATCTTTATCATGGGGATGTCGATCACACCAGCGTGCTTGCTGTTAATCATGACCCCGGCAGCGATGATGGTGCCAATGCCTGCCATCCAGAAGCGCTCGTCATTGGTGGCGTTGAACTCCTTGTATGCGGTGCGCACAGTGTCAGGCACCAGCTTGGCCAGCAAGTCCACGTTCTTGGCCATGTAGTCCACGATGATGTGCCCAGCCACGCCGTAGTTGTGCTGCAAGGACTTGACGATCTCAATCTCGTGCGGCTCCCAGGTCAGGGGCTGGTCCATGATGAACTCCAGCAAGCGGCGCAGCTCACCTTCGGACGCATGCTTGCGTGCCCCGGTCAGCATATCCACAGCGTGGGTGTTGGACGACATGATGGCGTTGGTCATCCAGGTGGACAGGTTCAAGCGCTCCTTGTTCGAGCCAGACTCCATGCGCTCCTTGCCCCGGCCCTCGGTCATGTCCAGCAAGAACTCGGGGAACCACTCGAAGTCTTTGCGGTTCTTGGCGGTGATCTCGTCCGTTATCAGGGCGAAGCTGTTGAGCAGACCCAGGCGCTGTTGCATGGCGACAGGCGATGTGCTCTTGCCCGTGCGGTAGTGGGTGGGGTGGCCCCAGACTGAGGCGGCTGCTTCCAGCGCCAGTGTCTTACCCGTGCCCGACTCGGTAGACCCGCAGTGGTAGGTCATGCCGTACATACCAGTGAAGCGCATGAGGGGCGCTCCAATACCCGCAAGCATGATGGCCAAGTGGTCGTACATCTCCTTTTGGATGAGCAGGTTCACAAAATTGCGCCATGCTTCAATCGTCCCGGTCGGCTTGGTGTTGGCCACGATGTTCTCAAGCCCTGGCATGGGCACCGAGATGGGCGTGCCCGTGGAGTAAATCTTGCCTGCGTATACGATGGTGTTGTCGTCTTGCCAGCCATAGTTGGCGGGGACTTTGACGGCGGCTTTGCCTGTACTGGATTCTTCCACGGCTGCTCTCACATATGAAAATAGGTTTGCGTCATTGCCCGAACCGAACGCCGCAATGATGTTCTGGGTGGCCAAGGCTTTGACAGTTTCGTCTTTGCTGACCACGGCCTTTTGCGCCATGGTGACAGTGGCAGGCCCGTCTGGCCTGAGTGCAAGCATGTGAACAATGTGTTCACCGTTGTTGTTGAGGATGTCCACCACGAACAAGTCGTATGGCAGGATGAGTACGGGCTTCTTTACCTTGTTGCCTTCAGCGTCTTCAATCTCCTTGTCAATATATACGCCGCCCTTGGTCCCGTATGAGTAGCCCCGTGGCGGCGTGGGGCGCAGGACTTTTTTTACTTCAGCCGCAATGCCGTTGGCTTCAACAGGCATGACCACTTCGATTTCTTTGGCCTGGGTCTCAAGCTTTACTTCGCGTCCGAGCGCGAGTGGGTTGGTGATTTTGGAAAAGAATTGACACCCGTCACAGACCCCTGGGTTCTCGCTGTCGAACTTGACGCATGGGTACGGCCCCTTGATCTCACGCAGCTTTTGCTCCATGCGCTCTTGGGGGTAGGGGTGCAGGCTTGACAGCCACGCCGATGCCTTGCCGCCGTCCTCACACTTCTGGGCGATGCTCAACCACCCACGCCACAGCGGCTCCATGCCGTCTTCCTCGGCGTTCTCAACAAAGTGCTTGAGCTGGGCGCAGCCGTTGCCTGCCTTGGTCTTGACCAGAATGTTCTTGAACTTGGTCACGCTGTTCTCAAACATCTTGGCCGTGGTCGCTGTCGGTACTGGGGCGGCATCGGGACGCTTGCCCGGCAAGTCCAGTTTGGCTGGCTGCACAGGTTGGATGACCAGTTTGCTGACTATCAGGTCGGACAAAATCTCAGGGTCGAACACAGCGCCTTCGGTCATCAGCTTGACTTCCCGAGGGGTTGGGTACTTGTCCTTGAAGTTGCGTGTGCCTGGGATGCGCAGCACCCTGGCAGCGTCCGCTGTGACGGTCATGTCGATGTTGAGCTTGCACTGCTTGCACAGCCGCTTGAAACTCTCAGCGATCAGCTTCCAGTCATCCTTGGGCAGCGCCTTGGTGAAGGGCCAGTAGCAGTGCAGACCGCCGCCTGATGCCACAACCCAGGGCATGCCCAACTCTTCCAGCCCAGTCTCCACCAGAAAGGCGTGCAGGGCCAGGGCCGCTTGCCGCTTGGATGCGTAGCCGTCCATGTCGATGAACAAGGACTTCACGAAGGCGGCGTTCTCAGCCTTGCGGCTGGTGTTGTTCTCGAATGTAGCCAGGGCGAAGAAGACGTTCTTCTCCTCCTCAACCCAACGATCTACGGTGGGGTAAAACTCCTCAAGCGCTGTGACATAGATGTGCTCCTTTTGTTTTGTTGATAGCTCTGCCGCACAGTAGTACCCGTATTCCGGGGACGGCAAAACGACCGCTAGAAATTCAAGCGGGGTCATGGATGTCCTTCGGCTTATTTAAACAGGTCGAGTTGCTGTGGGTCTTTGAGCGGGTACTCGTCGCTGGGGGCCAGCGCTGTGAAGCGGCGTAGCAATTCAACTTGCCATTGGCGCGGCAGGTTGTCGTGGGCATCCAGTTCGTCAGCCGCAATGCGGATAAGTTCGCTGTTGACCGAGATGTTCACCCACGAAATTAAATCTTGAAAGGAGTTGCAAAGCCAAAAAATCTGTGTAACATGTCCAACCTTAGACAAAACAAAAAGGAGAAGTAGATGAGTGATGAAGCAGTTCCCCTCGATAAGTTGGCGAGGGTCTACCGCAAGATTCGTGACCGCATCACTGTGCTGACACAGGAGTACGACACCCAAGTCGAACAACTCAAGGCACAGCAAGATGAGATCAAGAACGCCATGAAAGAGCATCTCAAGACGCTCGGCGCAAGCTCAGTCAACACGCCGCAAGGCACGGTGATTATGAGCATCAAGACACGGTATTCGACAGACGACTGGGATTCGTTCAAGGAGTTTGTCAAGACCGAAGACGCCATCGACTTGTTCGAGCGGCGCATCCATCAAGGCAACATGAAACTGTTCCTTGAAGACAACCCCGGCAAGCTCCCGCCTGGACTCAACTCCATGCACGAGTACGACATTTCCGTCCGTAAGCCTTCCAAGTAACCCCAGGAGAAACCTATGAGCAACGTAGCTCTTTTCAACCCTTCCCAAGTCCCCGCCTTTGCACGCAAAGGTGAGTTGTCCGATATTGCCAAAGCCCTTGCAGGCGGCGGTGCTGGCCAGTCAGGTGAGCGCATCTCCATCAAAGGCGGTGTGTTTCGCTTGCTGTCAGGCGGCAAAGAAATCGCTGCCATTGAAGAGCGCTACCTCGATGTGGTGATCGTCAAGGCCGCGCCCAAAGTCGCCCGTACCTTCTACATGAAGAAGTATGACGGCGAGACCGCAGCGTCCCCCGACTGCTGGAGCAATGACGGCGAGACCCCAGACGCCAAGTCCAAGAACCCTCAGTCGGACACCTGCAACGGCTGCACCCAAAACATTGCTGGCTCTGGCACAGGCAACAGCCGCGCCTGCCGCTACCAACAGCGCCTTGCTGTGGTGCTGGCCAACGACATCGAGGGTTCAGTCAAGCAGTTGGCTCTGCCTGCCACCTCCTTGTTCGGCAAGGAAGTTGGCGAAGACCGCCCATTGCAGGCGTATGCCCGCTGGTTGGTGGCCCAAGGTGTTGACCCCAGCACCGTTGTGACCCGCATGAAGTTCGACACCAAGGCCGAAGCGCCCAAGTTGTTCTTCAAAGCCATGCGCTGGCTGACCGATGAGGAGTACGCCGAAGCCACCAAGCAAGGCGAGTCCGAAGATGCCAAGCGTGCCGTGGTGATGAACGTGGCTGCACAAGACAGCGTGGCTCCTGCCAACCCCCTGGGTGGCACACCGCCCAAAGCCGCCAAGGCCGCGCCTGCTCCCGCTGCTGACGAGGACGAAGCACCTCCCCCGCCACCCAAGGCCAGCAAGAAGCCCAAGACTGAGCCTGGGGCTGACGCGGACGAGGAGCCGACCGGGAAGAAAGAAGAAAAGAAGCCCAGCGCGGTGCCCGGTAAGAAAGACTTGGCCTCTGTTTTTGCT